GCTCGACAAAGAGACTCAGGGTGACCAGATCAAAGCTATCGAAAAGAAGATGGCAGATATGGCGATGGACTTCTTTAACGGCAAACCGCCGAAAGGCATCAAACGCTGTTTAGGTGATGGCGAGGGAAAAGCATACGAAGGCTACGACGGACAGATGTTCATCAGCGCCAGCAGTAAGCGAAAGCCTGAAATTATTGACCGCGATAAAAGCGAACTGGTTGAGCTTGATGACAAGCCCTACAGCGGCTGCTACGTCAACGCGGTCATCGGTTTGTGGGTGCAGGACAATCAATACGGTAAGCGTGTCAACGCGAACTTAGATGTGATCCAGTTCCAGAGTGACGGTGAGCGGTTCGGCGGCGGTGGCGGCAGCAAGTCCGATTTGCTGGATGACATAAACGACGAAACCGCAGCCGATGTTGCTTCGGAAGCAGAAGATTCGTTCTTCGAGTGATCATCTCAATCGACTTTGAGACCTACAGCGAGTGCGACATCCGCTCCGCTGGCGCATACGCCTACGCAGACCACCCCTCTACAGAGGTAATCTGCTTGGCGTGGCGTGTTAACGAGGAATCCCCAGAGCTTTGGCTTTGGGGTGACCCCCCACCCGTTGAGCTTTTCGGCTACATAGAGAAAGGCGCACAGATCTGGGCGTGGAACAGCTTCTTTGAAATGTGCGTTTGGAACCTTGTGCTGAAGTGGCCTCTCATTCCGTATGAGCAGTGGAACGACACCGCAGCCCTTAGCTCTGTACAGGCGTACCCCCGTGCGCTGGGCAACTGCGGCAAGTTCTTGGGGCTGGAAGGTGACCAAGCGAAAGACAAGCGCGGCAAGCTGTTAATTCAGCGGCTGTGCAAGCCACAAAAAGTAAGGGCCAAGCGTGCGAAATAGAGACCCTGAACTGCTTCAAGAATTGTACGACTACTGCGAACAGGACGTGGTTGCAGAAAGCGAGATACGAAAACGCCTGCGCGATCTGCGAGGGACGGAGCGCCAGATATGGGAACTCGACCAGCGGATTAACTGGCGAGGTGTGCGCTTAGACAAAGAGAACATTGAACATGCGTTGGCGATCATCGCGGACGTGGAGAAAAAGCTAAACGCCGAAGTGTTTGAGCTTACCAATGGCGAGATGTCATCAACCAGCAGCCGCGCCAAGGCTCTGGATTGGATCAATCGCCAAGGTGTGTCGATGGACAGCTACGACAAAGCTGCTGTCGTTTGTGCGTTAGAAGGTGCCTGCCCCCCGAAGGTCGAGCGGTTCCTGCAAATCAGACAGGCGTTGTCACGCAGCAGCACGAAGAAGTACCAGGCTATGCTGTCCTGCCTTGGCCGAGATGGACGGGCGCATGGCAGCATGATCTACCACGGCGCTGCCACGGGCAGATGGACAGGCCGACACTTCCAGCCGCAGAACTTACCGCGCCCAACAGTCGATGACGTTGATGCGGTTATCGATCTGCTCAAACACAGAGACCCTTCACTCTTTCCATGCGAACCGATGGAGGCACTGTCCAGTTGTTTGCGGGGAATGTTGATTGCCAGCGAAGGTAATCGGCTTATCGTCAGCGACTACAGCGCGATTGAGGCGCGTGTGCTTGCGTGGCTTGCAGGGCATAAGCCCGTGTTGCAGTCGTTCCGTGACGGCCTTGATCTTTACAAAGTCACAGCGTCAGCCATGTACGGAATTGCGTACAGCGACGTGGACAAAGATCAGCGATTTCTCGGCAAGGTAGCCAGTTTAGCACTTGGCTACCAGGGTGGTGTCCGCGCCTTCCAAAAAATGGCACAGAACTACGGGACTGATGTCGATGAGCCTACTGCCATCAAGATCAGAGATGATTGGCGTGCGGCTAACAAGCCGATAGTGAAACTGTGGAACGAAGTTGAACGCGCAGCGATGAACGCGGTGCGTTATGGCACTGAGCAGGACACCCGCTGCGGATCGTTCAAGTTTGTTAAACGCGACCTTCTCTTCAAGCTGCCGTCAGGGCGGATACTGTCGTTTCCTAGAGCATCACTGACGGACAGCGCCTACGGCCAGAAGCTGGTTTATGAAGGCGTTAACAACCACACCCACCGCTGGGGCGAGATAGATAGCTACGGCGGTTCGCTTGTGCAGTCTATTACACAGGCTGTTGCCAGAGACTTGTTAGCTCAGTCAGTGCTGAACATAGAGAACGCTGGCTACCCCGTTGTGCTGACAGTGCATGACGAGATTGTCGCAGACGTTCCGAAAGGATTCGGATCGCTAGACGAATTCAACACATTAATGTGCGAACTGCCTTCATGGGCCAAGGGTCTTCCCGTTGACGTTGAAGGTTACGAATCGGAGAGATACAGGAAGTGAGAGAGTCTCGCATCGAACAGACCGTCAACCAATATGCCAGAGCGCAAGGTTGGCTGACCTTCAAATGGACATCTCCGTCTCAGCGCGGCGTGCCGGACATGATTTATTTCCGTGACGGAGAGTGTTTGATGATCGAATTTAAGGCTCCAGGCAGGAAGCCCACCGCTTATCAGCACTCCATCCACAAGAGACTTAAAGAACATGGTTTCCATGTTTACGTCGTGGATAACGTAGCTCAGGGGAAATTACTATTTTAGACCACAGCAATCTGCATCAGTACCAACTGCGAGCAGCACAATTTATCAAAGACAATCCTATGTGCGCTCTCTGGGTGGACATGGGGCTGGGCAAAACCGTCAGCACACTGACTGCGTTGGTCGATATGCTGGTCACAAAAGACGTTAAGAAGGTGCTTGTGATAGCACCGCTGCGCGTAGCGCAACACACATGGCCGACAGAGATCAAAAACTGGAGTCACCTCAAAGCCTTGCATGTGTCGGTGATCGCCGGACTTAGCGCCAAGAACCGCGAGGAGGCAATGCACTCCTCCGCTCAAATTCACATCATAAACAGGGAAAACGTACAGTGGTTGGTAAACGCTTTGCAGCAAGATTGGCATTACGACGCCGTAGTCATCGACGAAAGCAGCAGCTTCAAGAGTCACAGCAGTCAAAGGTGGAAAGCACTGCGGCAAGCAGTGAAGACCGGCAAGATCAAACGGATGGTTCAGCTAACAGGCACACCCTCGCCAAACAGTCTGATGGAACTGTGGCCCCAGATATTTCTGCTGGATAGCGGTAAGCGGCTAGGCACTACCAGAGGTCGGTTCATTGACACGTTTTGCCGTCAGGTTGGCAACCCGCAGTGGAGCCAGTACGAAGTCCGCGCCGACATGAAAGATACTTTGCAGAAACGTGTGGCTGACTTGGTTCTGCGTATGGCAGCAAAAGATTACTTAGAACTACCGGATCGCATAGACAGCGATGTGATAGTGCAGTTGCCGTCAAAGGCACAGAAAGCCTACGCGCAGATGGAAAAGGACTTTCTTATCAATCTTGAGCACGGGGAGATACTTGCAGCCAACGCTGCGGTCAAGATCAACAAGCTGCTTCAGGTGTCATCTGGTTCTGTTTACACAGAAGACGGTTACGAAGTGCTGCACGACGCAAAGATAGAAGCGTTGAAGGAGATTGTTGAGGCTGCAAACGAGCCAGTGCTTGTTGCTTATAACTTCAAATCGGACGCAGAGCGCATCTGCGAAGCTCTAAAAGGTGCAGCAGTTCTCAAAAAAGACACCTTATTGATTGATAAGTGGAACAAAGGCGAAGTGCCGGTTATGTTAGCCCACCCTGCGAGTGCAGGGCACGGACTGAACCTGCAACACGGAGGATCTCTGATCGTTTGGTTTGGCCTGTCTTGGTCTTTGGAGTTGTATCAACAATTCAACGCCCGACTGCACCGCCAAGGGCAAGCACGTCCAGTTCGCGTGGTTCATCTGCTGGCAGACACTGCTGCTGACAGATCAGTGCGCGAAGTTTTGACTGACAAAGATGTATCGCAGAACGCTTTGCTTACATTTGTCGATCAATTTCGGAGGGCGACAACAATCAGTTGACAGTGTACTATGCGACAACAAGACGTTGTTTAAGGGTTCGTAGTGAGTGAGTTTTACACGCGACTTCTTCAGGCATGTGCGGAAAATCCCGACATACCAGAATACGGAAAAGGAAGACAAACCTACATCTCTCAGAAAATGGGGGTGTCGCAGGAAGCGGTTAGGAAGTGGTTCGCTGGAGAGTCAAAACCAAAATCGGCAATGGGCCGCAAATTGGCAGAGCTACTAGGCGTTGATTACGTTTGGTTGGCACTAGGCACAAGCCACGGTGAGATAGAGAAACGACGAGAAGCGGCAGTCCGACAAGACGCTGCCGTCTATGCGCTAATGAGCTTCCTCCTTGAGAAAGGCTACAGCGCGGCTTTCGATAATGATAACGACAACATCGACATTGTGACGATATACCAAGGGCAGCAGAATCATATTGCAGTGTCTTTGGCGGAAGGCAAAAAAGACGATCTTGTTGCCAGCTTCAGTATGTCTATCATCAACGATGTCAGTACCATCATAGCTGTCAGGAACAACACTTTTAGCCTGAGTTACGATTTCATTTGGGTCAGGCCAGAAGTGTGGGCCAAACACGCAACGCGAGAAGGCAACGACATGCTTCTCAGGTTTAGCAGCCCTCAGAAGAAAAAGTACACGGTTGGCAGTACCAAGCTGACTAGATACCTGGACGGTTACTGATGGAGCGCCCATACCTCACAGCCTTAGAGCTTGCAGCCTTATTCAACATGAGCAAAGGGGGGCTGCTCAACGCGATCTCACGCGAAGAGTTCCCGCTTCCTACCTACCGGCTAGGCAAGCAACGTGTAGCAGACCGTCAGGTCGTGGAGGCTTTCTTTGAAGCTCGACGGCTTGAAGGCTTGCAACAAATTACAACTAAAAGTGGAGTACGCAATGAAACGTAGAATGACAGATGGCATATCAATGCAAGAGTGGGAGGAGGCAAAGCACGACATGGTTAACAACCCGCCGCACTACAACAACGGGCAGATTGAGTGCATCGTGTATTTGAGAGATAACCTGGGGGCAGGTTTCAGCTATTACTGCGAAGGCAACGTGAAGAAGTACCTACACCGTTGGCGACACAAAGGCCAAGCGGTGCAGGACTTAGAAAAGGCTCAGTGGTATCTAGCCAAACTCATAGAGAGTCAATCGCTGCCACAACCTGACTAGCGTCGAGGTGTGTGTACCGGCGCAGCATGTTGATGTCGCGGTGGCCTGAAAACAGCGCCACCGTCATGGCATCTAACCCGCGTTCAAACAAACGGCTGCAACCCTCATGGCGTAGATCGTGCCAGCGTACATCCAAACCAATGCGGTTTCGTGACCGCTGGAACGCGGCACTTACTGTTTCACCTTTGTACGGAAATATCTTAGCCGCTGTCTTAGGCTGGCGCTGAATGATCTCAGCAGCTTCTTTGAGTAGCGGCACCCTAGCGTATCTTTTGCCTTCTGGATGCTTGCGCCACAGGCCCACAGTCCTGCCATCGTCGCCTAACTCATCCCACGTCATGCCTAGCACCTCACCTCGCCTCATAGCCGTCAAGACGCTGAACCGTATCAGGTCATCTAGCGGCAGGCGTGTGTCGGAGTTTTGCAGAATCAAATCTATCTCAGCGTCAGTTACACGCCGCTCACGTTCTTTTGACTCTGAGATAGTGCCGTTTGACTTTAGGAAGTGCATGGCCTTGTTGTACTCATCCAGCTTAGGCTTGCAGTCCCACGCAGCCTCTGCCGCTTTCAGCACCACCCCGACATATATCATGTCCTGCTGCACAGTAGAGGCTTGCGCTTCCTTTGAGCGTGATCGCGCATAGGTGATAAGCGTAGATGAGGTCAGGTCTTTTAAGTTGTTGTGACCAATGTTCCGGCAAACCATCTCCAGCACGCCTTGCTTGGTCGATCCAAACGGGCCGAATTCAGCTATGTACCTGTCAACACATTGACCAAAGTTCATGTCATCTTCGCGGTATTCGCCTTTTGCGATGTTAGCTTCTGTCTCAGTCATCCAAGCCTTAGCCAGCGCCTTCTTTGGAAAGGTCTTCGATATAGAAGGCATTCCAGCCTTGCGGATTAACACTCGGTAGGTTTCTCCGCGCTTTTGTATTACACCCATTTGGTACACCCTTTGGTACAGTTTGAGTGTTAACTTACGTTATAAACCGTGTGTTGACAACGGTTTTAACGCTTTTTAATCAATAGCTTAGTGATCGTAAGTTATTGATTATTATGCAGTGTGATCAAATCGGCCCCATGATGGGTGGGGTTTTTGCCTTTGTAAATCAGTCACTTACAGACCGATGGTACTCATTTGGCTCACTTCTTAGACTTTTTCTTCTTAGCCGTCTTGGCAGCAGCCTTGAAGTTAGCGTCTGAAGGAGCGCCTTTACTGCCTTTCTTTCGCATCTTTTCGCCAGAGCCAGCCTTGATTCTACGACGTTTGGCAGCGATGTTGGCATAGAGTCCCTTCTTCTTCTTTGCAGGCATTACTTTCTCCGTGATTTTGCGCCAGAACACTTCCAGCGTTTGCGTGACAGGTTGTTAGGTGTGTTCGGATCGTTTGCTTTCTTTTTGGGCAAACGCTTCTTAATTCCAAGGCTGCGGGCGCAGTAAGAGTCGCCTTTGCTAGTCCCAGGCTTCACTCTAGGGCCACCGCCTTTAGCCTTACCTGCTTGACCGTATGACACCTTCTTGCCCGAAGCTGTCACTTTAACTTTCGCTTTTCCTCTACGCGGTGTTGGCATGGCTACCTCTTATGTGAATGCTTTGATTGTTAAATAAAGAAACCCAGCGGCTATGCCGCCGCCGATAACAAAAGTTGTGCCGCCGACGAGAAGCTGACTGATGAGCTTGTCCTTTTCCTTCTTCTTTTTCGCTAACATCGCTGTGTGATCTTTTCGCATTTGTTCTTGTTCCTTCTTCATGAGATTGAAGGATTCGAGAAGAGCCGGATCGTGAACCACGAGTAAATCATTGATAGATTTCCAATAACGCTCCTGTTGCTTGCGAAGCTGACTTAGCTTCAACATGTCGCCTTGCGAGAGTGGCCTAAACGTGCTGGCCTTGCGATCCATCTCGAACTCAGTCAGCGCCTCACCAAACTCAGAGATTGTTCCCATAATTTGGGATAGCCCAGAGCCAGTATCATTGGCCTGCTTAATGAGACCGTTGATGGAACTCAGAATTGCGGATGCCGCTGCAACCGATTCAATAACCATTACGACTATCTAATAACCCTTGAATCAAGCATCCCACTACGAATGGCGTTCATTTGCTTTTCGTAGTCGCTCATGCCTGCATTCGCTGGCTCAACAAGCCTGCCATAGTCCTCCAACATTCTCTGTTGAATTTCGCTGTATGCAGGCTGCGGTTGCTCTTCCAAAGAACCTTGGTTCATCGCCTTTCGAGGATCTATGTCTGTCAACGATGGCATCTGAGGTGTAGCCAGTGAAGGAAGACCGCCGGACAACATGCCGGATGAGTCCTGCACACCAGCCGCTTGGTTCACTTGCTTCAGCATCGTCGCGCTATCAACCATGCCAGTAGGCGTAACAGTCGCGGGGTTGTTGATGAAACCCAACACGCTAGTGCCGTACTTTTTATCCAAATCACTGAGCATGTTTGCTGTACTGCCTGCCTGACCACCGCCTAAACCGCCAAAGGCGTCAGACACTCGGCCCATTACACTGCTTAATAATCCCATTACTTACTCCGCTAACGCGCCTTGTGATACGCCTTGTGCGCCTCTTGTTAAACCTCTGACCGCACCTGACATTGCGCCTAGAACACGCTCTTCAAAAACCGGACGCAACGGCCCTAACGCTTTTATGACCTCTTCGTTAGACATCATGTCTTGAAGCTGTTGGCGTGACAGACCGTTACTAACCATTACGTCAGCCATTTGAGCTACTGCTTCTTGACTCAGTTTTGGGTCCGCAATTTTTCCTATGCCTTGCAATACAGCAACGGCTTGCGTTAGGAGGTTGCCTCCCCCAGCTACACCGGCTCCTACGCGGGTCATATCCACGGCGTTATCTATTGAAGCCAGCGTAGTGTTTCGCTCTGTTGTTAAACTATTACCAGATACTGCATTTCTGGTTTTTACCATTTCATGTTCTGCTTTCATTTGTTTTAACAACGGCCCCGGGTTGTCAAATGCAGCCGTTATTCGTTTTTTGGCTGCATCACTGCCGTAGGCATCTACAGCAGAGCTTGCGTCTCGGTTACGACCAATCAAATCCAGCTTGTCTTCAATAGCTTCTAACGCGCCACGGCGGTAAAAGACTTTTTCTGGCTCGGTCATAAACTCTAAATCATCTGCAATTTGCCGTGGCTTGGTTTTGAATATGTCTTCACCTAATTCTGCGGCTTTCTTCTGCTCTTCACCTTTGCCCCATATCTGCCTAGCCGCTGCAAGATCAGGAACAGCTTCTTCTAACAAACCGTTTAGCTCTCGTCGCAAAGCCTGTTTCTGACGGCGGCTGTTAGAGCCACGTTCAGCCTTTAATGCCATGTCAAAAAGGTTGCGTCCTGTGTGGTCTAAGCGCATGACGGGCGACAGGCTCTCTGGGCCTAACTCATCTTTTACAGTTAACTTTGCTTGCCTATATGCTTTTGCAACGGAAGGGTGACGCTCTAAAAAACTCTTTAACCCTTTGTGGTCATCCATATAGAACGGCGTGTCGTATGCCATTTGGTAGAAAGGCGCTGCTTGTGTACTCATTTCCTCTTCAAGCCGTGCCGTAGTAGTGCTCAAACGACCAGCTTTTTCGCCAACGGCCTCTTCTGCCGCAGACAGCACTCTCGCTCTTGCACCGGCCTGACGCTCGTCAAGAAAACCACCTATCTTGGCTTTGCCTTCGCCAAAACCCGCTTTGGCTCTAAAAGCCTCTGATTGGAAGTTAGCCCCTAAGTCCATCAATGTGGCGTTAGGGCCAAGATCGTCAAGCATCTTCAACGCTTCATCTGCGTCGAGGCCGTCAGCCTTAGCGGCTTTCGCTATCGCTCTTCGCACTTCGTCTTGCGGAGTGTCTTTTAGCTTACGCTTGGCAAGCTCAACGCCCCCACCCAGAACTCGGAAGGTCTCTTCTAGCAGCTTGGCTCCTGCGGTTCCTGCTACAAACCCCAGCCCAGCGCCGATAGCAGCGTCACCCGCTCTATCTTCAAGCGTGTCGCCTCCCATGAAACCGGCGACAGCACCTTCACCTGACGCTATAAGTCCTGCCCCTACCCCTGTTTGCGACAAACCTTTTGCCCCTAGCTTCGCAGCGCCAGCTAGACCTAAAGGCACTGCACTAGCTAACGCGCCACCTACTTCAGCTAAAGCCGCCGTCTTGGGATTTGCGTTTTCATACAGTTGCATCTGCTCTGCAAAATCTTTCTGGTTCTGGTTGTAACGTGACATGAAGTCACCACCAGTGGTAAACGCAGCGTTTAAGGCAGAACCGATCTCGTCTGAAGAGTTCAACGACGCAGCGTTACCAAACTTCATTAACGCACCCACAGCGGCGTTAGGCGTGGCCGTAGCAGGGTCAAAGCCTTGCACCTCCATCGGCGTAGCTCTGCCATCGTTAAGCGACATCTCTTCAAACCTGGCAGCAGCCATGTCTTTGAAGGCTTGGTCTTTAGACATTAAGAAGTTGGAATCGAACTCAAACACCTTGCCGTTCTTTGCTACATATTTGCCCATCAGTAGTTAAATCCCTGCTGCAAGTTGTTGTTGTTCTGCCCTTGCCCTTGCCCTTGCCCGTTAAACATTTGGTTTATCTCTTCAGGCGACAGCGCGTCCTCACTAACACCTCGTGTAGGAACGCCTTCTGGGTAGGGCGTTAAAGGCTGTTGCTTAAAGAAAGAATTAAGGGTTCCGTCTCCCTCAAGCATATACTGACCAAATTCAACTGCGTTGTTGTATCCCGTTCCGTACAGCTTATCCATTTCAAACATCGTGCCTTCTAACTTGTCACCTAAACGCATGTAGTGTCTTTCCACGTTATCAAGAGCTATGTTTAACTCTTCCTGCGTTGTCGCTTGGTCAAGTGCGTCAATAGAGTTCTGCAAGGCATCAAGCTCTTGAACAGCCACTTGACCCAACGCGCCACCTGTCTTGTTGTCTGGGTCAGTCCGCATTGCTTGCAACGTGTCAAAACCGATTCGGTTTTTCATCACTTGCAGCGTGTTTTTTAGCCTCCTACCTTCTGTAAACCACATATCTTTGAAAGCGTTGCCTGTTAAACCAGCGCCACCTTTAGCCATTGAGTCTCTGGCGCGACCGATAAGATCCGACATCTCACTGGCTTTGTTATTCCAATCGGATATCCTGCTCTTATAGCTTCTCCGCTCACCAAAATAAGTGGACTGGTCAGTCATAAAGCTGGAGCGCAGCGTCATTAACTGGCCTTTTTCGGAGTCTCGATCAATGTTTTCTACTGTTCCCTCGCGAGTTGAAGAGCCACCTTTCCCCATGTCGAAGATGTCGCTGCCACCAAGCGCGTTAGCAATTGCCGTGTATTCGGGAGTGAACTCTAATGCGTCAAATTTTACTTTTGAGGGGTCGTTTGTGTTGAGGGCATCTTGAACTGAACGATACCAAGTTTGATAAGACTCTGGCGTATAATCCCTTGAATTAACTTTAGCTACGCCAGCGAGAATCTTCTCTCTTACTGAATTACCTGAGCTTGTTCTTGCGTTCAAACGATTAGTAAAAGCTGTAGAACGGTCATTTGACATTTTCTCTAAAGCAGCAAACCGACCATCCTTCGCAGCGTCATACAGCCTAGCGTTCTCCCCATTCAAAGCATCAAGCTCTTTTAGACGCTGCTCATGGCGTGACTGCGCTTCGCGGCTAGGGTCGTTGCTAAAAGCCTGACCGCCGGACAGGATGTTGAAGGGCAAACCAATGGTGTTTCTCGCCACATCGGTCACGGTGTCTCTGAAGCGGAACATAGGATCACTTAACTGTTCCTGCGCTCTTGCTGTCTCTCTAGCACGCTCTTGATCAGCTAACCTATCATAGTATCGACGGGTTGCAGCCGCTGGGTCGCTGTACGTTTGAGGGCCAAGTTGTTGCGTTGGCGCTCCTAGACCGCCCTCTGGGGGAAGCATTGTGGTTTGGCGAGGCAGAGCAGTCATGGTTTGCTGTGCAAAATCCTGCGCCACCAAGTTGTTCGCCTGCGGAGTGAAAGCTTGCGTTATAGGCTTGGTCTCGTTCAAGAACGCTGTGTTAGCCAGGGTCTCTTTGTCTTTTGCGGTAACGAGATCTAACGCGCCACGGTTGGTAAAGCTGTCGGCTATGTAACTAAAAATGTTTCCCATTACTTTTCCTCTTTAAGAGCCTCCGAATCCGAAGTTGCGGCTCTTAGAACTTCCGGTGCTGCTTGAGTTGGCACTGGACAAGTTGTTAGGCGCTCCAACGATCTGGTTGTAGAAGTTCAACGAGTTGTAAGGTGCCATGCCTTGACGGAACTGCTGGTTTAGAAGCTGCTGCTCGAAGTCCCTGCCGTACTGCCCACTTGCAAGTTGTTGACCCACGCCAGTGTTGTACATGTTTGCTCCTGCTTGCATGTCGCTGACACCTTGAGCACCAAGTCGCGCAGCCAAGCTGGCACCAAACTGCTGGTTTTGCTGGTTGGTGTTGAATGCGTTCTGACCGATGCCAGCGCCAAACTGTCGCGCTTGGTTGTACTGACCCGCGTTAAACTGTCCAGCTTGCTGCTGCCTGCCAAGGTTTGACTCAAGCTGCGATGCACCTATGCCGTAACCTTGGCTGAGAAGCGCATTCTGCGCCCCCGCGTTGTACTGGTTAGCGCCTTGCGCGAAACCGGCATTGGTACGCATTGAGTCCTGCATGAAGTTGGCATTGGCTTGGTTTGCGCCCTGTTGAAAGCCAGCATTGGCTTGATTTGCTTGCTGCTGAAATCCAGCGTTTTGAGATGCTCGACCTGCCTCTATGCCAAGGGCTTGGTTGTAGGCGTTGCCTCTCATGTTAGCCGCAACATCAGCGGAGCGATCATTAGCGCCACGAGTGGCAATAGCGTCCATCACAGCGCGCCGGCTTGATCCGCTGTTACCGGATGCAGCAGCGTTAGACGCGCTGGCGGTTAGCTGGTTCTCGTTTAAGTTTCGAGTTATGTCCCGCGTGGCTGAGTTAATCTGTCCCTGTAGCACATCATTGTTGATGTAGTTGCTGAGGTTGTCTTGGTTGAAGCCTGCGTTGGTGGCGGCGTTCATGCCAGCCGCGTTCATTGATGCGCTGCCCATCGCCGCTGGGTTCATTGTCGCCGCGTTCCCAGCCATCTCGTTTGCCATGCCAGAGTTGACGCCAGATCCTTGCGCTGGGCCGAAACCTGAAACGCCTCCAGCGTATCGGTTGCCTGCGCCAAAGGCAGCACGCACACCTCCGGCTGGCCCTCCCATCATCGCCGCGTTACTGAAATTCAACGCGGAGCCAGAACCGCCAGCCAGAGCAGAGCCAGACCCCATGAGACCCGCGCCAGCACCGGCCTGCATATTCCCTCCCATGTACTGGTTTTGAAGTGCGCCCGCTAGGTTGGGGTTGATACCTGCAACGCCCTCAACCGGCATACCTTGATTGTTAAGCTGCTGCGCTTGGTTCATCAAATCACGACGAAACGGCTGTTGAGTTGGATCAACATATGTGTTCGATGAACTGTTGGAGCTGCTTTTTGATTTGCTGCTTCCGAATGAAAATAAACCCATTTTCTTTTCCTATGCTATGTGCTGCCAACCAGCGTCGTAGTAATACAAACCCCTGCCACTCCCAGGGTTCCAAGCCGTGCCGTCCGCAAAAACTACCTGACCCGTCTCTGGCTTCGATGGCTCCACGGTAAGCACCGGCAGCGTTGTTGTTTGACCGGCAACGGTGAAGCCGTTGGCGATCCTGTTAAGCTCCTGCACCAGCCAGCTACGCAGGCCGACCGCCGTATCGGCGGCTGTGGATGACGGTATATAGCTCACCGGCCTGCCACCTCCTGCACGTCGATATCGAGGCCGGTCAGACGCCAGTAGTCGGACGCTGAGGTGGACTCGATTCGCAGCGCGAAGTACCTGCCAGATGTACGGAAGTCGATCTTGTGATCGGACTCGACATTGAAGGTCTTATCGACTTGCCAGCGTATGCCGTCCTGCGGAGCATCGGAGATGCCGACCTGAACGCGCACGGTGCCAGTGCCTTCTATCTGGGGCATGATGCCCTTGAGTTGCTTTATGTTGCGCGTGGACTGACCCAGCACCTGATCCAAGTCGATCTTTGTGGCTTCGAGGAATGCAGGCATAGGGGAGCCGGACAGGCCATTGGTGTCGTTCATCATGCGGATCTTGTCGCCAACGGAGTCGGCGGCAAACAGCTTTATGTTGTTGGCCTGCGTTCCCAACGACACGTTTGACCAATAGTCACTGGATGCGTTCCAAGTTGCAGTCGAGTTCGCGTAGTTACCCGATGTGTCCATGCGGTCAGCAACCGTAAGCGCCCTAGCGTTTGGTAGGTCGATGAACGTGAAGGCGTCCTGCGTCCAATTATAAACAAGCGCACGGTTTGCAGACTGAGAGTCTGCGGCGTCATCATCTGCGTAGCAGATGTACACCTCAGTCGTGCCTGGGATGGTTTGGCAGAACACAGACCGCGTGTCAGCCAAGTTGTTGAAGAAGGTGCGGCGGACTTTGTTGTCTACAATGCTGCGCTTCTGCGAGCCGTCGTGCAGGTAGATGTCGTTCTGGCCCACGACCACATGACCGTTGGGTATCGAAGCCACAGCGCCTCTGTTGATGATTCCGTCATCGCTAAAAACTTCGCGGAAGGAGAAGACTAGCGGGAAGCCGATGAAATCCATAGCGAACACACCGCGCTCCGCGTAGATAATGTTCGAGTTGTTTAGCGTCAGTTGATCAACAAGCTCGCCGTTAGAGCCGCCGAGGGTGGTCTCGCCTGACAGGTTGGTTGTGCTGGTAATGTCGTAGGAGCCTGGGATGCCAGATGGATCGTATTCATCCGACCAGCGCACGGTGAATGGTCGCTTGCTGCTGCCGATCTCATAGCCTGTCATGACCAAGAAGCTGTTGAAGGGCTTCAGGCACTGCGTGACCAAGTTGCTCGGCCATGAGGGTAGGTCAGCAAAACGCGAGCCGGATGGCAGCATGTACTGCGGTGCCTCGGAGCCGTTGTTCATCAACATGGCCGTGCCAAGTTGAGCGCCTTGCCACCTTGGCGAGTTTGAGTAGTTAGTCGAGTCCGATGTCTTGGTCACATTGGTCACGGTTGTCCCATCAAACCGATACAGCTTGTTGAGGCTCCCAATGACCAACGTGTTATTTCCGCCGTAGAGCCAGCCCTGCACTGCGGTGGGAGAAAAACTTAACGACTCGCGCACGCTGTGACCCAGCGCCTTGCCGATACGGCCACTGTGAAACGTCACGTTATTTCCATCGGGGAACTGGGTTAGCTCCAGATCATACGGATCTTGATCGGTAACGATTCCGCCAGCGCCGATTTTTCTTAGTGGTATGTACGCCATTACACGAAATCCAATTCAAGAACGCCTGAACCATCCCAGTTTGTCGGGAAACCAGGTAGCGCCCATGTCCATGTGGTTACACCGCCAGTAGAAGTGAAAGCGTAGGTGCTGCTTGTTGTTTTGGTTCCAAGAGAGGACTCGGAAACAGAGGTGAAGAAGTTCTGAGAACGCTGACCTGCCACACGAACTGTGAAGTAGTACGCGGTGGCGTTTTTTACTGTGAGCCTGTAAGCAGCAATCATGGTGATCGTCGCGCCATTTAAGGTGTTTGGCGAAACACTCCCCATTCCTCCTGACACTGTGCCTGAGTTGTCAAATCCTCTGTAGTCCGCCGGAGATGTGTTGGTGCCTGACCGACCTTGCGTAACTCGGTGGTTCGCTGACCACACCAAGGTGCCACCAACATAGACTTCGTTGATCGTGGTCGATCCGATCTTGATCTCCGTTATTTCTGATCCGCCAACGAAAATGCTCAAGGCTACGTCCTGAAGTAGATGGTGTTGCTGGCTGTACCGGCTTGGTTGAAGACAATGTTGTATCCGTCAACAGTTCCTGCATTACACCCCGCCGCCAGCGCAACAATTTCGGAAGCGGTCTGATCCGCTGTGGCTCCGCTCTCAATACCAGCCAGCTTGCTGTTTAAGGCGCTGGTGAAATTGATTTGCGTAAGTCCGCCGTTGCCAACCGAGTAGGTCGTGTTGGTGTCGGTGAATACCGCGCCAGCGGGCACGTTAGTCAAAACCTGCCCGTCATCAACCTTTGCGTTTAACGCGGCTTGAAGGCCGTCAACATTGGAGATTGTGTGGTTGTGGCTGTCATCTGCAACCGCAGCGGTCAGTGTCACATTGGCGTCGCCACGAATAGACACGCTGCCGCTCAGATCTCCCGCAAGCGTAATCGTTCTGGCTGTAGCCCAATGTAATGCGGTGTTCGCTCTGCCGGTAGTGTTCTGGTTACCGGCGGTGTTAACGCCGGGGAGGTCGATGTTCGCGCCGCCGTTGAAGCTGACGCCGCCGATGGTTCTGGCGGTCTGGAGCGTCGATGCCGTGGATGCGTTGCCCGTCAGCGCCGCAGTGATCGTACCGGCGCTAAAGTTGCCGGAGCCGTCGCGCTTCACAATCGCGCTGGCCGTGTTGGCGTTTGTCGCGGCGTTAGCCGCAGACACCGCGCTGTTGATGGCCGTGTGGGTGCCGCTGACTGCGCCAGTGACGTTCGGGAACGTGGCCTTGATCGTGCTCTTTATCAGGCGGATGTGATTGTCGCCGTCGCTGATGTTGTCAGAGCTAGTGGGGTTAGTCACCACCAAGCCGTTTATGTATGTGCTGCTTTCCAATGCCATTAGCGGCTTACTCCTTTTGTCTTTTCAAACGAGCGCATCGCTCCAAGCCCTAACATGCCCATGAGAACTGGCATCATGGTGTCTAGCGGCACAAGCGGAATGTTCACGTCAATGTCTAGCAGCGCCAGTACAAAATTAGCGAACGGGATAACCATGAAGTTACCGGCCATGCCCAATACGCAGACCCAGCCCACCGCTGGCCTCCACCCGCTGACCCACAAGCTAGAGCTTGCCGCCTCAACCTTGTTGACCTCTATCTGAGCCTTGGCTATGTCATTGGCGTGCTTCTCTGCCATTGTGGCGATCTCGTGCGCCAGAGCCTTAGACTTGTCCTTGTCCTCAACAAACTCAGAGATCAAACCTGTGACCGGCCCTATCAATTCGCCTAGTAACTTCATACCGCTACCCCGCTGGCTAACAGACCGGCAAACACCGTCATGCCGATCCAAAATAATCTTTCTCCCCTACCAAGTGTGAACTCCTGCACCGCGCTCTGTGACTCAAGCTCATCAATCCGGCTGTCTAGCTGCTGCACCTGCTCGTGAATCCTGTCGTTGTGCTTCAGGATGGTCGTAACTCGCTCCTCGATACGGGCCAGCGACACCAGTGCGTCATTTATCGTGTCCAGCTTCTCCTCGAAGCGTGTCAGGCGCTGCTCGACATCCATTAACTGTACTGCCATATCATCGGATCTGTGTCGCGGGTATCGACGTGAATAAACGTCTTCGCCACACCAATCCCCCGAAACACGCCCAGCTTGATGGCGTTGCTGACAATCGCGTGCCGCTGCGCCCCGCCTGTGACCTTGATATCGGCGGCGATACCATGTGTGTGCTGCCCAGGCCTTGCCTTGGCGGCCTCGGCGCTGTGGCTAGGCGAGCGGTAACCCGATGTGATGATAAACGGGAAGCCGCACACCCCGCGCAGGTCATCCAGAGCAGACACGAAGTCCCACTGGATCTCGTTCTCTCCGGTTTCACTGCACGCAAAGTCTTCGATGTTAAAGTATCGAAAATCCATAAGGCTCCAAGAGGGTTGTGTGCTGTCGCCGGACGGCGGTGTAGCAGGCTAGATGTTGTCGATTCTACTGAAAGTTGTTTCTAAATCAAAGGCTTACAAATACCGATATCTGATAGTGGCTACCGTTATGCCTTGCGGGTTGACGCTTTCTTCTTCGGTGACCTCATAATTCTCTGACGCGCCAACCTTTGCCATGTGGTAGTCATAAAGGCTGCTGCCGTGGTGACAGCTAATCTTATAGCCCAGCAGGCCCATCGTGTCGCGGATGTATCCCTTGGTCTGCGTGATGTACGAAGCATCGTGCAGCCAGCCTTTACTGCCATCGGCATCAGATCCGTAGAGAGCGTAGGCCCACAGGATATATCTCTCATCATCTGGGCTGATAATTCCAGCCGCGAGATGGATCAGTTGCCCATCTTTTTCCCAAGCGATCACCTTAGCGTTTGGCATTTGCAGAAACTCTCCGTAAGCCTCGCGCATCTTTGACCGCTTCGCGTCGTTGCCTGCCGGATTGTCCATGTATCGCCAATCGAAAGTGCCTGCTTCTAAGATCGGCAGGCACTCATCAAACAGACTGTCGAAGCCAGCCGGTATCGTTGTGCATTCGGTGATTGTGTACATTAGCGACTAGGGCTTTGGATTCGAGTCTTTGATGCCCTGAATCCGAGCCTTCCATGCATCGAAGTCATGGAACATCTCGTCAAGCTGATCAGTCCAGCCGCCGTATGCATCTTGGCGATTTCGCAGCCACGCTGTAGCGTCAGCTTCGGCTTGTGCTGCCTCGCCATCTGCAATGCGCTGATTGTTTTCTTCTTCCGTTAATTCGATGGTTTCGCCATCTACTAATTTAAATACACCAGTGCTCATATTTTTCTCCTATGAGTTTGCTAGTCCGTAAAGGGTGAAGGTGCCGCCGTCGTATGTGTAGGAACTACCTGCCATACCATCTATTTTAAATGCGTTAAAAGACGCTAAACCACCACTGCCATGCGTCCTCGCATAAGTTTCGTTAACGCCAATGTCGTTTGTATTCCAACCCCAACTCGACAGAAGACGGCTATGAGTGTAGGTAAAAGACGAATCGTTCAATCCAAAGATAGTCACTTCGACGTGGTGCTTTTCGTTATTGTTAAATTCGTTAAAACCGTACATCAAAGGCAACTTGTTGCTTTGATAAAAGTCGTTGTTGAATGTTTGAGATGTAGAGCCTGAGTTATATCTCAGCGCGATAGATGAAATACCAAAAGTTGCGAAGTTAGAACCGTTGTCTGATGACAATTGGATTTGATCCGCTGTGCCGCTCGATGAGTAGTTTATGTCAGTCATAATCAATTTATAAACTTTGTAGCCTGTCACACCTGTGAAGGTTACGCTCGATACTGATGAAGAGATTGTTTGGCTTGAAATCACATTCCAAACTCCTCCACCACCACCCCCAGCGTCTTCCCAAGCTACACCTGAGCCAGTTGACGTTAGCACCTGTCCATCAGAGCCTTGAGCACCAGAAATCTTGAGGTTAGCGGTGTTTGTGATGCCAGAGGTGGTTACTCCGGCAAACGTAGGGCTGTCAGTGGTAGCCACGCCTTGGTTAAGCGCCTTAACTGACGCAATACTGTTTAGCTCTGAGTCCATCAAAGCACCAGCAGCGGTCACGTTAGTTGCGTCTGTTACGTCTGCACTCGCCTCAATACCGTCTAACTTACTGTGATCTGCATCTGTAAATACATTGGAATCACTGGCGGAATCAACCAGTGTGCGGGTTTCAGCAGCAGTCTGCCCAGCGTCTTCCCAAGCTATTCCTGATCCCGTGCTTGTTAGCACTTGACCGTCACTGCCTTGGCTCCCTCCAACTGTAAGATTAGTGAGCGCAACTGTGCCAACGCCTACCACATTTGATCCGGTTAACTCTAGGTTATCGCCGTTGGGTAGCTCTTTGATTGCGGTGCCGTCAACGACCAGTGGGAATTTATCTGCCATTTTTTATATTCCTATGAGGTTGATAAGCCGTAGAGGGTGAAAGTGCCCATTTGCAGCGTCTGCGAATAGCGATAAATCTTTATTTTTTCAATAGGACGAACGCCGTTAGACCCCCAGTTATATCCCAAGCCCCAAGTTCTGTGTAATGATAAACGGTCATCGGGGCTGCTATTCCGTTCTCCAGCGTGCATGTTATTTTCCCACGTGAGCATAGAACCCTCGTTTGTAAAATTGATCTTTCCAAAACCTTTTGGATAGGACGAATTCCACTGACCGTACACTTGGGCTAACTTGAAATATCCCTGAGTGCGGTTTTTGAGTAACAGTGGTGTGGTAGAGTTGTTGTCTGGTTTGTTGTACCAAGTTACAAAAGCATAATCGCTTGTCCAGTAAGCGCCACTATTAGACCCAGTTAGCCCAATTTGCACATACAGGTCTATCTCGTTAGTAACGGAGGCGTCTGTGCTAAGTCCAGTCCAACGAATTTCATACTCGCTGTAAGCGGAGTTGACGAAGTTCGTAAACTCAACCGCTGTAACGGGACTGCTAGGATTAAGAGTAGTCGAGGCAATCTGCGTCCAACGACCACCTCCACCAGCGTCTGCCCACGAAAGCACTCCAGAACCGTCAGTTTTCAGAGTTTGATCTGCGTTGCCATCCGTTGTCGGCAAGGTCAAAGTATAATTTGCTGCTGCACTATGGGCTGGGCCTTTAATGATGACCCCGTGGGAGTTATTCTCGCAGTTCAGCTTGAACTGACCAGCACCCTTCGTGGCGTTGCCTTTGAAAACAACAACGCCAGAGCCGTTAGGATCTAGGTCGATGTCACCGTTGCTTGTTGTAACGATGTCCTGACCGTTTACATCTAACGCGCCGCCTAGCTGCGGTGATGTGTCTGAAACGATATCGGAAATGCCACCGGCAGAAGCGTTTTCCCAAGCTACACCAGAGCCAGTTGACGTTAGCACCTGTCCATCAGAGCCTTGGCTACCGCTAACAGTTATGTTGGCTAAGTCCACGCTTCCTGCATTTACCACCCCACTATTCAACAGGTTTAAATTATCTCCTGCGGGTAGCTCCTTTAGCGCGGCAATGCCGCTGGTGTCTACGATTATTGGAAATCTATCTGCCATTTTAAATACCTACTAGTGTTGTTTGGGATCTGCCGGAAACGACAAAAAAGGTTCCAGAAGCTTGGAGAGAGAAAAAGTCTGATCTGTTTTGAGCGCCGAATAGCGTTGGGCCAAGGACTATGGTGGCTGCGCGTTTTGAAACTGTTGTCACATTTGCTGGAAGCAAAACCGACTGACCAGCGCGATTAGTAATTTGATTGATAACGTGCGTTGTGGATCGCCCAAAGACGCTTAAAACACCCGCATCTGCGTAGACTGCTGCGGAATCTTTGTTCAAAACCGAAGACCCAGACCTGTTAAAAACAGCGGTTATCCCAGTTATGAGAGACCTGCCGATGATCGAAAGAGAATTAGTGGCTGTTCCGGTTCCGGTTCCGGTTCCTGCTGGGCCTTGTATACCTTGAGCGCCTTGTAAACCTTGTAAACCTTGTAAACCTTGCGGCCCCGCTGGGCCAGTTGCTCCGTCAGCGCCGTCTTGACCGTCTTGCCCCGCTGGCCCCGTGGCCCCGGTGGCCCCCCGCACGCCTTGTTGGCCTTGCGGCCCCGTTGCTCCAGTGGCTCCAGTGGCTCCAGTGGCTCCAGTGGCTCCGTCTTCTCCCGCCACGCCTTGCGGCCCTTGAGGGCCTGTCGGGCCTGTTGGCCCAGCGACTGTCGAATCTTCGCCGTCTGCTCCGGCTGGGCCTTGTATACCTTGAGGGCCTTGGGGGCCAGTAGGCCCTGCGACTGTCGAATCTGCCCCGTCTGCCCCGTCTGCTCCGGCTGGGCCTTGTATACCTTGAGGGCCTTGGGGGCCAGCGGGCCCTGCGACTGTCGAATCTTCGCCGTCTGCTCCGTCTGCTCCGGCTGGGCCTTGTATACCTTGCGGCCCTTGAGGGCCTGTCGGGCCTGTTGGCCCAGCGACTGTCGAATCTTCGCCGTCTGCTCCGTCTGCTCCGGCTGGGCCTTGAATTCCCTGTGGGCCTTGCGGCCCAGCGGGCCCCTGAACGCCTTGGGGGCCAGCGACTGTCGAATCTTCGCCGTCTGCTCCGGCTGGGCCTTGCGGCCCCGTTGCTCCAGTTGCTCCGGTTGCTCCCTGCGGCCCTGCGACTGTCGAATCTGCTCCGTCTGCTCCGGCTGGGCCTTGCGGCCCCGTTGCTCCAGTTGCTCCGGTTGCTCCCTGCGGCCCCGCGACTGTTGAGTCTGCGCCGTCTGCTCCGGCTGGGCCTTGCGGCCCCGTTGCTCCAGTTGCTCCGGTTGCTCCCTGCGGCCCCGCGACTGTCGAGTCTGCTCCGGCTGGGCCTTGAATTCCCTGTGGGCCTTGCGGCCCAGCGGGGCCGGTTGCTCCGTCTTGGCCGTCCTCTCCGGCTGGGCCTTGAGGGCCTGTGGCTCCAGCAGCACCCGGGGTTCCTTGAAGTCCCGCTGGCCCCGCCGCTCCAGTTTGGCCCGTTGAACCCTGCGCTCCGGTGTCGCCTTGCACGCCTTGCGGCCCTTGCGGCCCCGTTGCGCCTTGTGGCCCTTGAGGGCCGGTCAACGCAGTCAATTGCGAGGTCGTAAAATCTGAATACTCGAAAGCTGGCCCTGCTGGCCCTGTCACGCCTATCGGGCCTTGAATACCTTGCGGCCCAGCGACAGTTGAATCCGCACCCGCTGGGCCAGTAGCCCCCGTTTCGCCCTGTGGGCCTGTCAACGCTGTTAGCTGTTCGCTAGTGAAATCCGAATATTGAAAATCAGCCCCATGCGAACCTTGTACGCCTTGTGGCCCTTGAGGGCCTGTCGGGCCTGCTGGCCCTGCGACTGTAGAGTCTGCGCCAGTAGCGCCGGTTAATCCTTGCGGCCCTTGCGGCCCCGTCTGTCCCGTTGGGCCTGTGAGCGCAGTTAGCTGGCTGGAGGTGAAATCTGCGTAGGTAAATGCGATTCCCTGCGGCCCCGTTGCGCCTTGTGGCCCTTGAGGGCCTGTCGGGCCTGTTGGCCCAGCAACAGTTGAATCCGCTCCAGTTGCTCCTGTTGCGCCCTGTGGGCCGGTTAAACCCTGCGGCCCTTGCGCCCCAGTAGATCCTGTGTCACCTCGTGGGACGGTTAAAACGCCGGTTTCGACGTTATATGATGCGGATGAACCCGCCGCGCCAGTGGATATTGTTAGATCCGTTATTTCGCTGGCAGAGCTTGCCGCTGCTGCGGCAGAAGCAGCACTGTTAGTTTCTGAGGTTTCAGAATCTGCCTTAGCTGACTCGGAGGCTGCTTGCGCTAACTGGGCGGCGACCTTTGCTGCCTCTGCGGCAACCTTCGCGGCTTCCGCTGCGTTTTTGCTGCCAAGAGCGTCAGCGGAGTGCGCGTCTGTCGTTGTCTGATCAGGGCTTCCTTGAAAAAAACCACCGGCAGTGTCCGTTTGCGTCAGAGCATCTTCCGCGATAGTTCCTTCAGTCGCATCCTCCGATCCGACTTGCGTAGCCGCTGGGTTATTTTGGAAAAAACCAGCCATTTTCTAGTAACCCAACCGGACTGTTGCGGTTGCCCCAGCGTATTCTGCGGTCTTGGCGTGCTGCATCAATCGACCCATAGCGTTCTGGTAGCCGCCCTCCCAGCGGGAGCCGTCGCTGCCAAGGTATTGGGCCGCCTCTGCCAGTGTGGCGTAAAGGAAAAGCTCCGGCGCGGCGGCAAACACAACATTACTGTTCGCGTTGGTGGTCAGCCGCCCCGGGTCGTAGTAGTAGATCATCCGAAGCTCGTCGCTGGCCTCGGCAGTCGGTACCGGGTAAAAGCGAAGGCGATAGGTCTCTCGTGCAAAAACCTCTGGACTTGTTCCTGAGCGCGAGACGTAGTTGTGGATCTGCGTCAGGCTGACACGTTGCAGGGGATCATAGTTCCAGAAAAGATCCTTGGCCTCCAAGAAGTCGGACGGCAAAGTCGCATAGCCGTCGCTGCTCAGGGTTAGAAGGATAGTCTTCTCGTTAACTGGCGCTCGGAGCTCATGGAAGATGCGGTTCTCCGCAAGCTCGATAAAATCTGGTATGACGTTGGTTAGGTCTTCTCTGTTAAGCCAATCCGCAACAGAGACCTTCAAACCATCATAGGTGGTTATGCTCATAACCTTCCGCCTCTAGTTCTCAAATGCGCCCACTCTGGTGAATTCAACTTCTTCTTTATCTTCTGCTGATCCTCGTAGGTAGGGGCCATCATGTTTATCCCCTCTTTCATCCACTCCATCACAACCACAGCAGGTATAGACGCAACTCTTGCGGTATCGCCCCATTTGGTGTGCTTGTCAGCCGCGTTGGCATCTCGGATGTTTTGTTCAATGATTGGCGTGATGTCCTGCGTGTGCGCCACATGCAGCTTGTCTTCCATCTCGTCGTGAACTATGTGGGATTTCAAATCAGACATTTCTTTCACCTCATAAGAAAAGGGTGTCTCCCCCCGAAGGGGGAGACTTGCTCAGGGGAGGGATGAGCAAACTTTACGCAGTCAGTGCGTCGATCTTGCCGCTGGCCTTGTCGTTTTCACAAACCAAGGTCAACTCAGTCAACATCTGACGCTTATCGCTGTCGCCGGTCTTAGCCAGGACGATTGTCTGCATCGGACGCAGAACTGCTCGTGACCAATACTCGGTGTCCAGAACCAAACAGGTGTTGGCGTTTAGGAAACGATTAGGAACAACAGACACCTGACCGAAAGGTGAGATGATGATGTCCACAGCGTTAACCAGCGTGGTGCCAGTAGCGAAGTCGCGCTGACGGCCTGATGCCGTTGCGAAACCTGCAACCGTTACAGAGTGCGAAGGAGTTACCTGAACCTGATTAGGCTCACCACCTTCTTCGTAACACTTCTGCAAAACGTCCAGCAACAAGGCTTCCGTGAATGCACGGTTTGAGCCTGCTGTGTTGGTCGTAGCAGCGGCGATCTGGTTAGCGGCAGAGGTTAACTGGCGTGCAGTTGTGCCGTTACCAGCGGTGCCAGCTTGTCCAGCGCCTACGAAGCTGTGTTCGATGTCGCGCTTGATTTCCTTACCGGCTTTAGCAATAGAGTATGCTAGATCGCTGGTGCGACCATAGGTGCCTACTGCTTCAGCGGTTCCAGAAACCTGTACCACCTTGTCGAAGATTTGCGTGTTAGCAGTCTTGACGGTCTGAGTGATCGTAGAGGCTGTACCCGCATCCGCGCCTTCGACGTTGGCATTGGTCGCAACAGCAGCCAATTCGTCTTGTAGCCATTGGTGCAGCGTTGCAGCCGCAGTTGAAGAACCGATGCTAGAAAGCATTGGAGTTGTCGTTGGCGAGATGTCATAGATGATGTCTTCTACGTCTTCGCGCTTACCGACCTGATCAAAGGTCTTGAGGGTGCCTGATACTGTTGGCATTTTATTTCATCCTATTCAAGAGGGCAGCAGCCGCATCGTCTACCGTGCCGGTCTTTCTTAATCGCTCCCGTGTTTTACGGGCGCTTTCGGACTGAACCGCTTTGCTAGAATCTGCTTTGCCGCCAGACAAAGTTTTAGTAGGTGACGGCTTAATTTTCTTTTTAGCCGTAACCTGTTTTGCCTGATCGAACAGCATGGCTTTATGTAAAGCTGTGATAATTCGGTGATCAGCGACTTGGTTAAACTCCTCCGCGCCTACACCTAATTCCTTTTGAGCATAATCCCCGATCTTGTAATACAAGTCGTTGTTCCAGTTGGGGATATTCGTCTTCAACACAGTCAGGCTTTCAGCCGCAGCTTCTTTGTGGGCTTGCTCGCTCTGTTGCTGTTGTTGTTCCTGAAACTGTTCCGCCTGCGCCTGTATATAGTTGTAGGTGGACTGAGTTTGCTCAAAAGCAGCTTTAGCCTGCTTGTACTGATCAGGATTCTCTACCGCTACCGCTTCCCAGTTCACACCCTGAAAGCGTGAAAGGTCTGCATTCGCAGCAGATAGAAGTGCATTCATGGTCGCTTGAGTCTGCTCGGTTTGGGCTTCATAAGCCTTCCGCTGCTCTGCTACCGCTTGCGTCTTCTTTGTGTAGTCGCTTTGCCTGAGATAACCAAGTTTCAGTTCTTCGGCTGTTAGGCTTTCGCCATCAACCTCAAACGTCATCTCTTCAGATTGTTCCTCCTCAGAATCATCGGTTGGGTCTTCATCGACCTCCTCATCTTCGGCGGCTTCTTCTTCCGGTATCTCTTCAAACTCTGCGTCTACCGTTTCGGCTTCGTCAGCCTCTTGATCGGATTCTTCCTCACCTTCGGGCTGTTCCAGTTCGGATTCCAAAAGCGCGGTTAATCTGTCGATCTCGCTTGATCCAGCGGAGTCCTCTAGGGTCTGTTCCACTGATTCGTTTTCTACTTCAGCCATTTTACTCACCATCTCGTTGCAAGCGCAACTCTAAGTTGTTGATTAATTGAGCAAATTGCTGCACGAACATCTGCCCCGCTTTGAACATCGAGTAGAGCCTTTCACGCTCTTTTTCCGCTTCAGGAGGCGTTTGTAATATCTGATCCACTATCCCCTGGTTCATCATCTCGAATGCTTCGTTGAATATCGGAGAGTTCAGCATGTTTTTGGCTTGATCCGCTCTCTCCTGTATTTCATACAGCTCTCTCGTTTCTAGGTCGCTCATCCTTAAAGTCCTCTACGGGTTGCTTTGCTTTAGTTTTCCTCTTACGAGGCTTCTTTTCTGGAGCGGAAGCAGCAGTCTGCTGCTCCCTGTACTCCGAAAACTCTTTGAAGGCTTGCTTCACGTTTTTGTGAGAAGCCTTCTTCTGCTCTATAGCTTTTTTGATAAAACCATCGAATCGTGAAACGTCACTCATTAGCCGATACTCACATTGCGGTTCTGCGTCTTCTCAAGCATCAACTCAGCTTCGTCCATCGCCATCTGGTGCTTCATCTTCTCTGCGTCCATGAGCAGGCGAGAATCTTCCGTCTCTTCTTGATGCTCTTGCTTGTCACGCTCTATGACGCTGCGGTTCTGTTCCTTCAAGATGTCTAGCTCTAGCTGGCCCTCTTGAACACTGACCTGCCGTTGCAGCATCTCCGCTTGGAACTCAATCTGCTCCATTTGCATCTGCTCTTGGCGCTGCGCCTCTTCTTGCTGCTGTTGCTGTTGTTGCTGCTGCATCTGCTGGAACTCTGGCGAGTTCGGATCTGCCAGATACGCACCCGCGTCCTTGATGTTTAGAAGCTCAAAGGCTCTACTGATCATCGCGTGTCGCTGCTGTTGGCCGTACAGGCCACCTAGCGTTGGGTCTTGAGGGTTAGAAGTGAACTGAGTGTCCAAGCTCAACAGCATTTGAGCTTCCTTAGCCTGCTCATCAGGCGTCAGCGCAACCGCAACAGTCATCTCAGTACGATCACCAAGGAAGGCGGGGTTCACAGGCATGAACTGGCCGTCTAGCTGTAGCAGCTTCTCTTCGTTCTCGTACTCCACAGCAAGCCGATACAGGTCGTGCATCAAAGGCTTTAGGAAGTTCTCAGCCAAGTTGCGCGCCATAATCATGATTCGGCGGTTACTGGCGTTCATGAACGTGTTAATAAGATCGCTAGAGTTCTGCTTGCTGATCGCAGTCGAGTCCATGCCCTTGCTCATACGACTTGAGCCAGAACGCGCTTCCTTCTCCTGCTCAAAGTTCTCAATGGCCGTATACACGTTGCCGTTAAGCTGCGGAGTAGGTAGTGGTCGCACCACGTTCTCAGGGTTTGGTGAGTTCACGTCAATCACCGCACCGACGCGATTGTCCAACAGGTCGCGTGGGTTCTTAACCAACGAAAGGTTGGCAACCCAACGACTTGTTGTTGTTAAGAACAAATGATCGACCACGCCACGCTTCAAAGATGACTGCGTCTTCTGCAAGTCGCAGAGAACGTCAGCAAGGCTCATGCCGTAAAAGCGGTGCGGTAGCGGGAACGGGCAGAAGCTGCGGAACGGCATCTCGCTGACCATCTCAACGTCTAACATCACTCGACGGCTGTGGATGACTTTGTAATACACGCACTCGTTCATCTCTGCGTCGTGCTTCTTAATATATGACTCGTACAGCGTGACGTACTCTCTGTCCCTGGAGTCGTTTATGCCAGTTGAGTCTTTGCGGAAGCTGTCTATAGAGTCTCTTCCCAGCGAACCGTCTTCTTGCAGCATGTCCTCTTCATCAAGACGATCCACAATAGACTGATCAAACCCTTCTGACAGCAACTCGCCACGGGTTCTAGCCATGCGGTGAGAACAGAAGTCACTGCTCTCGATGTCTTTAGCCCGTGGGCTGATCAAGAAGTCTTCTGGCTCTACCGTCTCAACACACACCTTGCTGGTGTTGATGCGCTTGTGAGCCACGCCGGAGATAGACATCTGCGAATACTCAACGCCTGACGCCTCGTCAACGACAGCAATCATCTCTTCCGCTATCTCAACAGGGGTCATAGACGGGTCAGACATCATCACGTTGAACTCAGCCTCGCTAATGCCTTCAAACTCCATCGTTTCGTAGCGGTAATCGTTCTTCCAGTACCGCTTCACAATGCCGGTCTTAGCAACCAGTGCGTCGTGGATAACTGACGATAAGATGCGTTGCCCGTCGTTCTGACGGTAGAAGTTGTAGTTAACCCACGCGGTAGCCATGCGTGCGCCCATCACATCCTCTGGGGTCTGCGCCTCGAAACGGCATATGTTCTTGTCCGCGCTGAATGTTTCCAGCAGCAGAGCCTTGACCCCCTCTACCGCATCGAACACGTCCATAGAGACGTGCTGGCTGCGCCCACGAATCTCGTTACCCATAGGCTCACCGTAGTAATACCGATGGCCTTTATCCCTTTGCTCACCAACTTCGCTGTTCGCGTAGGTGTCTGCGGAGTCAATGTTCTGCTCAAGCGTACTGAGCAGTTCGTTTTCATCAATAGTCGTAATCATGGCTTGTGTAAGCTCCTGTTCGTGTGCCGACGTTCTCACGCTCTGCTCGATTTTGACCAAAACGGGTCACGCTTATTGCTGAATAGCGTGTCGCGTCCATCAGGTCATCAAACTCTTTGTGAATCTTGCCTTTCTTGCGGTGATACCTTCTAAATTCTTCAAACCAAGGTAACAAGTTGTTGAAAACCTTCAATCTTCCCGTGCGAAACCGCTCTAACATCTCCATCAAGGCGGGCTCGACGTAGTTTGTGCCGTCTGGGTTGGTAAATTTGCCGATCATCAGCACCCCAGCCTCTAAATACATCTCAGCCAAGGTCTTTCCGCTGCCTTTCTCAGTCGAATCACCGTCATGCGGGTAAATAACCGGAATATCCTTGCCCCTGGACTTGATTACCGCCGCGTGTATCGCCGGAACCTCGTCAGCCTTCTTATAAACGTCGTAAACGTAGATCGTGTCTGTGTCCGCGTTGTACGCAGTCCACACAACGGTGGTGGGGTGAGTGATACCAAAGTCAATCGCAGCCAGTTTCTTGTAGTGCGGCGGTATCTCAAACGGTTCGCACTTCACAGCCTCTTCCGCTATCGGGAACACCATGCCTTCGCCCAGTACAGGTATGCCCTTGCTTCGCATATCCCTCTGGTACTCAGGTATAGCAGCCAGTAACTGCTCCTTCGTCTCCGCATCTAGGTGCTGCGCGTCCTCCCATGTCGCATTTGCGAGGTGCTGACCCTTGGCTCGGTTGTCCATGAACTGGCTGACAAGCTCAGTCACGCCATTTTCCGGCGTGAACGTCATCACCACATAGCCGCCCTTGCCGTCGTTGCCAGTGGCTGTACGGGTTAAGCACTGCGGGTAGATCGTCGCGTCTACAGGCTCTTCGTCAATCCAGATAAAATCTTGGCTTGACCCCATCAAGACGTGCTGGCCCTGCGTGTACGACTTGAAGCTCACAGTGCTGGTGTTGCCAGTGGTATGTCTTACCGCCACATCCCTTGGTAGCCTTGGTGTGCCCATAGCAGGAGTCACTTGGTACACCAGCTTTTGCGGAATCAATCCCGATCCGTCGAACTTGCCGTCGCCAAGGTAGGCACCAAATAGCTCCTTGACCAACACATCGCGTAGCTGCTCACCGGAGACACCCAGGCACCACAGGCTCACAGGCCGATTAAACTGAACACCTTCCCACCATTCTGGATATTCGCCTGTGAGGTGGAACGCAACCTCCAACGCCATGGATGCCGTCTTACCTACCCTGTTCGCAGCCATCAATAGCCGTTGTTTGTTGTCCTTGCCAGATTTGTAGAATTCGGCTTGCCAGGGGTACGGCTTGAAAAACTTCATACGGTTTTCGCGCCTGTGCTGCTTTACCAGTTCAATCGCTTTCGCCAGTTCTTCCGCTTTCTCTTTTTGGGCCTCTGATAATTCAGGAGTCCCTTTTTTGCGAACCGCTTTTTGCGAAGTCACTTCTGCCACAAAACCGCCCCTAGTATGTATCTCGATATATCCCCATACACGGCATATAGGGGGAGTCCCAGATTTGCGAAGCCGTTTCTAACGATTCTTGTCTGCCGCATACCCCTGCCCCGTGCCGCCAGTGTGCCGTGAGGTGTACCAGCCACCCCGCCAGCCCTTACGGCGTAAAGGAATCGGCCCCATGCCGCATGGGTGCTATAGGGTCTCAGGGTCAACCCCCGCGTCTATCAACGTCTGGAGTGCGCGTTGTACATCGTGTGCGTGGTCGTGCGATATGTGGCCGGACACGTCATGCTCTTGCCGATCCGACCAATTGCCACGGTCACGATTGCGCAGGTAGAAGGTGGCAGCGGCCACGTTAGGCCTATCAGGGTCTGTCGCGGCCTGAAACAGTGAGTTCGTAACGGCACGGATGCCAGCGGCGCGGCCTTCCCTTAAAGCACGTTCAAAATGCTCGCAATCGTGCTTTCGTCGAGTAATCGTTGACTGACTAATGCCGAGCGCCTGCGCTATCTGAACCTCGCTCATTCCTTGCGCGGCCAGTTGCCGCACCTGATCGGTGTCTATCTCTACGGGTAGTCGTGCCATTTATGCCTGCCAGCGTGTAAATGTAGGGCAATTATGCCATCGGAATGCAAACGTAACCTACTGAAAAACATAGCGTTTTGCATATTTGCAAACTTATCGACAACCGATGGTTGCATCGTATACTTGTGGTTGATAAGATCACACACACATTAACAAGGACGTACACACATGAAAGATTACATTTACGGCGCTGCCAGCATTTCCTCGCCTTTTCTTTTGCTTTGGGCGCTTTTCGCGGGAATGCACAGCAGCAACGAATCGCTGAGTTTTGTTTGCGCGTTAACGTTTATTCTCGGCTGGCCGTTGATCGGGTGCATGCCTATAGCCACCACACTTCTGATCGATCAAATAGAAGCAATGCGGGGGGTTCGATAATGAAAAACGCTATTTTCGCCACAACGTGGCTCGCAATTACCGCGCTCCTTTTGATGGTCGCTATTGCTGGGGGTGCTACGCCTTTCGCTTTCACATTCGCTGCAACGATCAGCGCACTTTCTGCCGTCGTCAGTTTTGGCGGTTGCTTCGTAATCAAATTTTTGGGGGGTAAGTAACAATGCACTATCAATTAGTCAAAAAATCAAGCAACGCCAAAATCGGGCCGATACCAGCAACCAATAGCGCACGCGCAACATGTCCGCCAGCGTGCCCGTTAGCAGGTGCCGGTGGGTGCTATGCCGAGGCGGGTTTTCATACTCGGCTGAATTGGGACAAGCTCGACGCGGGTGAGCGCGGCAAAGAATGGCGCGAATTCGTGGCAGATATCGCGGCGCTGCCCGACGGCACGTTATGGCGGCACAATGTGAGCGGTGACCTGCCCCCTATTGCACCCGACGAATTGCACGAAACCAAGATTGCCGAATTGGTCGCGGCTAATAGAGGCAAGCGCGGGTTTACCTATACCCACTACCCAATGGGCCGCAAAAATTCGCAAATCGTCCGCAAGGCGAACGCCAGCGGGTTCACGATCAACGCCAGCGCAAACACTGAGGCGCAAGCCGTAGGCTATGCGAAGCGCAACCTGCCAACGGTGGCAATCATCTCAGCCGAGCGGCACGGCAACGATTGGCGCGGGTTTGAGCGCGGCGGCGTTAAATTCGTACAGTGCCCAGCGGAATATAAAGAAGGCACAACATGCCAATCGTGCAAACTTTGTAGCCATTCCAATCGAAAAACAATTGTAGGCTTCACAGTTCACGGTACGCGCGCAAAAAGCGCGGACATCATCGCAAGGGGGTAATTGATGGATTGGTACACTGTTTGGCTGCGGGAAGATTATCCCGAATGGGAAGGCGCGGAATGGTTTCCTTCCGATATAGAAGGCACGCACGACTACTGCGTTTCTCAAATTCGGATCGCGTCCCTTGATCAACACTATTTTGTGCGGGTGGTGTCGAATGATGAATAGCACCGAACGGCGGCTGCAACGCCGCGCACAAGAACGACGGCGGCGCGCCCTGCGCCGCTTCTTAAATGATTCCCTTCTGATCGTTCCAACCATGGCCCTTTATCTGGGCCTTGTTTTCGTTTTTATCTTGGAGTTGAGCAAATAGCCGAAACGCGCTGAGGCGCGTCGTGCTGGGTTTGGTTGCCCAGTGCCTGACGATGGCAGACCACCACGACACACAACGGAGGTTCCAATGATGGAATTCGACACTTTGACACTTACACACAAAGAACGGGTGTTCATCACCCAGTATTTTGAGACGGCGCTGTGGGCGGACGAATCCGAGCATCTGCCAATAGAGGCAATTGCTGGAGAATGTCTGCGCGAGGGCGTTATTGACGCGCTTTGTTTTTATTCTCGCGCTGAGGCTTACCTAAGCGTTGATAACTACACGGACGCGGCGCACACGTTTTACCTTGTTCGGCAAGGCCACGGGGTGGCGTTCTCAGACAATACCCTTTACACGGATTTTTCAGCGGACCGACTGCAAGAAATCGCGGAAAGTTTCGCCCCTGTCGATTATTTTTTAGATGATGGCCGATTGCTCTCTGATCGGGCGGAGGTTGTCGCATGAAAACTCAAAAACTATTACCGCCAGTTTACAAAAAACTGACCAAAACCATGATCGAAAAAGGCAACCCTGATTGTTGGGGAGGACTGGCGACTTTTGCGCGGCTGTTTGGCGTGGACTTTGACTCGCTCGAAAACGGGCAGCGCGTCGAGGTTCCGTTAGTCTTCACCGATGGTAGCAAAAGCGTTATCCGATTTTATCGGGTGACGGGTAAGGGTGGACGCAAGGATAAGCGTTACAGCATCCCAGCGGCAGACTTACGCGCACAGGCCAGCGTAGGCGACACAATCGCCTTTTCGTTTGTGATCGGCGCGGAAGGCCGCGCTATGCTATTGGCTAACGTATCGCGTCAAAGCGAGCATTTCGGCCTTACAAGCGACGATTTGGACGTTTCTGCGCTCGTTTGAGGGGGGCACAGGCTTGAGCGGTTTAGGCACGGGTTGGTTTTTCCCAACCTGTGCCTTTTTTTTGCTTATGAATCAAGCACTTACGACAAAAGGCACAGGGGCACGGGTGGCACGGGTTGTTTTCAGGTTCGCTGGGGGGCAGCGTGCGCCCCCTGCGCGTGTGGCCAGCGGGCACGGTGGAACGGATAAACTCTATTCTTTATATCTCTCCCCTTAGAATAAAGAGAATAAACCTGTGCCACCCGTGCCACCCCGCGCAAAGCCGCAACCCATAAGGGATTTTTAGGCACAGGGTGCTCAAAACCAACCCGTGCCCTGCCCGTGCCTTTTGGCTCAACCCGTGCCCGCGGTCACGGCGCAGAGCTGCACGACCTGATTCGAGCGATCCACCCCCTTTTAGGCTCATACCCCAATGGGGGTCGAGATTTGAGCTTTCCACATTTTGTCTTGCGGATTTTTTGGATGTTTTTAAAAACTTGGCAAAAAAAAGCCCCTCTGATGAGAGGGGCTTGGGGGTGGTGGGTGGTCGAAAGCGAGAGAGATCACCTCCTTACGAGCGCGAATGCTCTTTCTTTATTTTGCCAATCTGGCTCTGATACGCAAACGTCTTGATCACTTGATCCCTGGATAGCGTCCCGCCTTCACGCTTGTAGACGGTAGAGTCGGCTACTTTGATGGTGCCACCTTCGTCTAGGTATTTCTGAATCGCGTCGGCTGTTTTCTGCCGCTCGGATTCCTTCTTTGGGTCAGGTGTGGGCCTCAATGGATTGTCTCCTCTGCTTCGAGGAAGTCCACGTCAACGCCGCAGCAGACGCTGTAATAGGCATAGGTGTACCGCTCGACCATTCGGTCGCCGTAGGGTTCGTGGTCGATTTCCACGTCTTCTATGGCATCACAGAGTTTTTTGCATCGGGTGCAGATGAAGTCAGTGACGGTCATTGCACACCTCGCCAATGTTTAAGTAGTCGGTGTGAGCGCCGTCTGCGAGACGGGCGCAGTACGCGGCTTCGGACGCGAGTGCGTCTTGGTAGTCTGCGTCGGAGGCGGTGGCCCACAACGCTGCAAAGAGAAGAGCGCAGGCTAAGGGTGTCAGTTTCATCCGGTATTCTCCTCAAAGCCTTCCCAGCGTTCACGGAAAAGGTTTTTGACTTTGGTCACGCTGCTGGCTGAGATGCCTAGCTTGCGTGCGATCTGTTTCGGGCTGTGCCCTTTACGGCTATCAGCCACAATGGTGTCAACGACCTGTTCGTCTTGATCCAGACGGGTTCTGGTCGATTTTCCTTTGGGCCTTGTGCCGGTAAACATGCGCGAGAGTCGGCCATCAATGACCACCCTCGTTGCTTGGTAGAACATATCACTCATGGTTTAGATTACCACTGTTGGTTGAATTGGGGTGTAGCAGTTGAGCAGATTGGTGGCTTGTATGAGTAGCTCACGGGGGCCACCACACTTCATCTGCTCTATTTCTCGGCGCGGGAAGCAGGGGATGACTACCCTGTTATGCGCTCAGACTGACGCTGCTACTCGCCTGCCAAGGAGGTACGCCCCCTAATCTTCGTTTTCGTCTTCGATCCAGAAGTTGATTTGCACGCGGTTGCCGTATTCATCGACATGGTAGCCATTGGCGTAATTGTGCTTGACGTTTTTCGGCGCGAACTTCAGCCACTGGGCGAAACTGCTGTCTTCGTACAAGTCATCGCTCTTGAAGGGAGCCATGATTTTGCGTGTGACGTATATCTCGCCTTCGTACATGTCACACCAGTTTTCGCCCTGTGCGATGTGAAAAGGTGAGTCGTGATCGACCGTGTTGACGTGTTCGAGGAAATGGCAAAGCAAGACATCGAAGTCTCGCAGACTAAGCTGCTCTCTCAACTCAAACGGATCGTCTGCTTGGAACCGTTTATTGTGCAGTTCGCGCAGAGATTTTCGGCAAGCCTCAAGGCTTTTCTCTTGCTGCTCGAACTTTTCCCGCATTGCCAGCAAGTCTTGCAGGTCTTTTCTAACCCATCGAAGCTCTTCTTCTACAAGGCATTTTTGGTTTGCCAGCTTGTCGATTTCTTCAAGCCGTTCCTGGGCTACTGAGGTCAGAGCTTCGATCTTCGCGTTCTTGGTTACATAAGCCATGTTGTCATCCCTCCTTGGATGGTGTTGTTGTTGTGTGCGCTTTCTTGTTAGCGCAGGAGGGATACTCAGTTATGTATGTTTACTTGTCAACAATTTTTATCAACTATGTTTTGACACCACCAAAACAGGTCGTGCTCTTCCATGTTGTGCTTCATAAGGTTGACGCGCAGGCACACTAGCTGCACGTTTCGAGGGCTGAACAGATAACCTTTGTCTTGGTCGATTCGGTCAAGAGACACGTTCATGTCTTTGCCCTTTCGGCCCTTGCCGTCCTTTGCCGCTTGCATCCGCACACCGGAAAGCGCGCAGCGCCCGCCTTGCTCTTCCCATATCTGCATCACGCGGTCAATGTCGATGTCCCATTCGAGACCACGCTTCTTGGCACCGTGCTTTGCCTTGCTGACGGTGTTGCGGAGGTAGTCCCTGGGGCTGTTGTTTTGTGTTTTTTGCTCTGCGATCCGGCGGCACGCTCGGCACGTTGGTTCAATAGATCCATCTGGCCGTTCATAGAACAGATGGATTTGCTTGTCCTCCCCACAGACAACGCAAGTCTTTGATTTCATTATGTAATTATACTAGAAAGGCACGTCATCGTCGCCCCAGTTACTGGGGTCTAACGGATCAAGCCGGTCATCTTCTGTCCACTCGACACTTATACCTAAGTACGCCTCAAAGTTATCCCGCGCCTGCCTCAAAGCCTCTAACTTCACCGCCCTGAAACGTGCTCCACCCGCACGCTTGTGAACCTCTTCCTCATAAATGCCTGTCTTGCGTAGCGCCTTCCAGAAACTGTTCTCTCGCACAACGGTTTCGTACCTGCCTTTCACGCTCGAAGCATAGATGGCGTAAAGCTGTGTCTTGCTGACCTCTTCGCCAAACTGGAGCGACTCGCCCGCGATCTTGTGTTCACGGAACTCTGCGTTTTGCAGGCTCGACAGCAGCCACGCATCGACTCCGCTCAGGTTCTCTAGCTTCTGCTCGTCAAGCGCAGCCGTCTGTGGAGCCTTGCGGACATTCACCGATGACAGGTCAAAATGCTTCAGGTAGTACAGCAGCGCAGAGCCACCACCGTTATGAAACCAAGAGTCGAGCGCCTCGAAGTATTTACTGTCTTCCTTGCGCTTGGCGCTGATGTCGAACACGGCAAACCGCCGCTCGTCTAGCGTTGCAGGCACAACGAAGTCATCGTTACTGGTGAACACAATGCGTGTGTAGTTTGGTGCCATGTAGCCGTCCACGCCTTTCTTCTCTACAAAGATTTGGCTGGCGGTGAGCAAATCCTTCAGCGCCGATTCTGCTGCCTTGGCACCGGCCCAGTAAGCCTCTTCGCCGCACAGGAGTAGCGTCTCTTGCAGGTGCTTGTTGAAGTTGCCGGTGATGTGCTCTGCCTTACTGGCACTGGTGAAGTGGCTTTTGACAAGCCAGCCCAGCAGTTCGGCAAACTTCGTCTTGCCTGTGCCCTTCAAGCCTCTAAGCACCAGACCGATACCGATTTTAACTTGCGGCTGCTGAACCATCTGAGCGCACCACGCGATGATCCAGTTCGCGTTTGCGACGTTTCCGTCCGCGATTACGTCCGTTATAAAGTCGATCCATGGCTGTACATCTCCCTGCACTGGCTCGACTGACCAGCCGCGCCACAGGTTATATTGATTGATCGACTCACCGTCAGGGCTGAACGCCAGACCGGCTGGGTAAGTCTTGCGGTCTTCGTGCTCTAGCCACATATCAACCAGGTTCACGAGCCGTGGCGTCTTGCCCTCATAGCTCATAACTCGTTGATTTTGAAACTCTTTTCTTACGTCCTCTAAGCCGTACAGGACTGTGCGGTCTTGAAATATGTCATCTCTAACCACCCTTGCGTGGCCTTCGACCAGCACCAGCGACCAGTTCTCCAGCATATGGGGTAAAACCCCATCTACCTTTTCCCGCATATCTTCTTCGGCTTTTGCTGTATGGGACAGCGAGGCTACATATGCCAGTGTGACAGGCACTTTGCCTTTACTGTCGAAACTGTCCCAACGCTTTTCGCACTCGCCCTCTTTGAACTTCTCACCGTCAGCAGACCACTCTGCCCAAAGCTGGAGACCCTCATCCGCGCCATCCCAGTGGTGGTGCAAGGCCATCCCCACCCTGAACCACTGGTCATGCTCTGTGTCTGGATCGACTGAGGCCAGCATGGTTCGCACATCGTCCATGTCAGCCTCGAACTTGGGGCGCAGTGCCAACAGTTCGTCGTACTCACTGGCACTGCTGTCGCTGCCTTTACGGCTTTCCTGCCAACCGGCCTCATGTGCTTTACGCTCAAAGAACGCGACGAATTTACGCGCCATGTCTTCCGTCAGTTCCGGCAATTCCGCGTGGTTCACACTGTCGAGCGAGGCGTATGACTTGAGCCATCGGTAGGGCTTCTGCGTGTCGGGGTGTATCCCGAAAGCCACAAACTGCTGACCATCACCTAGCACCTCAACGGCGTGCTTGTTACCTTCCTGGCACTCAAACTCAGCCGACTTGATCTTCTTACGCGGGTCTCCGCGATAGGCGAACAGCATCTTCGGCTGGTTGCCGATCCGCGCTGCGGCGATGCCGACGTTCTCTTCCAGCCAAGCAGCCAGTTTTTTCACCATGCTGACGTTGCGGCAGTCTACGTCCACCGCGATGGTGTTTTTGCACAGCACACCGATGCCGCTGTCAGGCCACTCTGCTGACCACTGCTCTAAGTCTTCGTGCGTAGCTTCAGCTTTCTGCCATTCGTCTATGCACGGGTACTTCTTGCCCCTTTTTATGGGGATGATTTGATACCCACGGTCAATCAACCGTGCGCCTACTTCTTGCAACATAGCTCCCCCGTTGTGTTATTTGTTGTCTGCTAATTCATCGCAGTAATCAGCCCAATCGCGGCATTGATCAGCAGCCATCTCGAAAAGAGATGCAGTAAGACTAAAAGCAGCCTCGAAGGCTTTGGCTACGACTGCCAAAGATGTGTAAACCTTTTTCATCGTTATCCTTTCTGCCACTCCGTGGCTAACTGTTGCGTTGTGGCGACAAGGTCAGGGCACAAAGACCGCCACGTCACCTCGCCATTGGTCAGCATCTCAATCTGGCAGGCCCGCGCAGCAGGCACTTCGCCTGATGTCCGCCATTTGCTGATCGCTTGCTTCGTCACATCCAGCCTGCCCGCCATGCGGTTGAAGCTGCTGTTTGCAAGCAAGTAGCAAGCACGGTCTAACTGCTCGACTGCGTGCCGTCGATTTGGGTCTGTTTGGTAGACCATTTGCCTCGTCTCCTTTTAGTTGCGATTAGCGGTTGACAAGATACCGGACACATAAGTATGTTTGCAACCTGAAATGTCATTAACAACATTTAGTTGATCGCGGGAGGGTAGCAAAACTGTGAAGCAAACAGAACTGAATCTGGATGAACCGGCTCACGCTGAACTTAGCGCAAGCTCTGCTCACCGTTGGATCGCGTGTCCTGCGAGTGTGCAGGCCAGCCGTGGGATGCCTGATAACTCGGGCCAAGCGGCAGAGGAAGGGACGGCAGCGCACGAACTGGCCGAGCAATGCCTCCGCACAGGCGTAGAGCCTCACGAATACATCGGCAACGAGTTCAACGGGTTCCGCGTCGGTCAGGAGATGGCAAACCTCGTAAAAATGTATACCGACTACTGCCGAAGCCTGCCGCAAGGCTTCACCTTCGTAGAGCGAAAAGTCGATTACAGCCTGTGGGTGCCTAACGGATGGGGGACGGCTGACTACATCGCTATTAAAGAAGGCGAGGCGTGGGTCGTTGATCTGAAGTTTGGTCGCGTGCCAGTAAAAGCTGACTGCGATCAGTTGAAATGCTACGCACTAGGCGTGCATTACGAGTTCGGCTTCGACTCGCAGATTGACACGATACATATGACCATCGTGCAGCCGCGGCTTGGTTCAATTGACACGCACACAATGAGGTGCATATGAGCCAGATGGGTCTACTGAACTGGGGCCGCACTGTGCTTGCGCCCGCTGCGGAAGCTGCCCTAAGCGACAACCCTGAGTACAACGCTGGCGAGAGCCAATGCCGCTACTGCAAAGCCGCTACAACGTGCAAAGCATTATCTGAGCACAACATGGAACTGCTGCAAGCCGCGATAGATGAGCCAATCACACCACCAGAGCCTGAGAAGCTGACGGTTGAGCAGATAGCAAAGCTGCTGCCAGAGCTTGGTTTGATTAAATCTTGGTGCGACAAGGTTGCGGCCTACGCATCAGAGATAGCGCAGGAAGGTACAGAGATAGAAGGCTACAAATTAGTCGAGTCAAGAACAAACAGGCGCTGGTCAGACGATCAGGAAGCGATCCGAGTGATGCAGCGCCTAACAAATGAGCCGGTATATGCGGCTAAACCAATTTCGCCAACCCAAGCAATAGGAATGCTGGGAGCGAAATGCGATGACGTGAATGCGCTCATCGTCAAACCGGCAGGGAAGCCGACCCTAGTGCCCGAATCTGATAAGAGACAGGCGTTAGGAAAACCAGCAGACCTGCTAGATAAATTGGACTGAATAGGTAAATAGGTATGGATAAGACAGTAGTCTTGAAAAACGTGCGTTTGTCATTTGCTGACATTTGGGAACCGAAGGCTTTTAACCCAGGTTCACCGCCAAAGTATTCGTGCAACTTCTT